CCATATGGCAGACTATTTAATTAATAACACGGAGCATACAATCATCGGAGGGGCGCGAAGGCTTAGTGTTAAAAATCATGAAAATATAGAACACCTTCTAGATAACCCAAGATTCTTTCTAATTGACTTAGATGTAACAGATGCTGAAAACATTGATAGAGTAATTTCTAAACACAAGCCCGACTATTTTATAAACTTTGCCGCCAATTCGTTTGTGGGGACATCTTGGAAGATGCCTGTGAATCATATGCAAACTAACTGCATGGCCGTGCTTCATCAACTAGAAGCGATCAGAAAACATGCGCCTCATTGCAGATATTATAACGCTGGTAGCTCCGAAGAGTTCGGAGATGTTGTCACACAGCCTCAATCCGAAGAGCATCCTTTGCGCCCTAGAAGCCCATATGGGGCATCAAAGTGTGCCGCTAGACATTTAGTTAAGGTATATAGAGACTCCTATGATTTGTATGCAGTTCAAGGCTGGCTATTTAATCATGAAGGAACCAGAAGGGGAGTTGAGTTTGTAACTAGAAAAATAACACAAAATGTAGCTCGTATTTCACAGGAATATTCCCAAAAAGAGGAACTTAAACCCTTAAAATTGGGGAATGTTGACTCTAAAAGAGACTGGAGCGATGCAGAAGATTTTGTAAATGGTGTTTGGTTAATGTTAAACCAAGAGAGGGGGCAAGTGGATGATTATGTTTTATCTTCTGACGAAACCCATACCATTAGAGAATTCGTAGAAGAAGCTTTTAATTTCGCTGGTTTTCACAGATCAATTTGCAGATGGGAGGGAGAAGGGAATGAAACAAAATATTATCATGGAGAAGATCTACTAATGGAGGTTGATCCTCAGTTTTATCGGCCAGCAGAAGTAGAGTTACTTCTTGGAGACTCTACAAGAGCGCGGAAAGAGCTTAACTGGAAACCTAAAACCAATTTTATTCAGTTAGTCAATAAAATGGTAAAACATGATATAGAGCTATTGACTTAAACCCCCATGCAGTTATACTGACTGTATGCCGAGAGGTAAAAAGTCCTGCCCATCCTGCAATGCTCTACTTGGAGTTAGAGCGAAAGCCTGTGGATGCGGGCATGAGTTCGTGGCAAAAGCCAAAAAACAACCCAAACCTTTTTTCAAAGAGAGAAAGGAGTTCCTTAAACGTATGTTGGCTAATTCAAAACCAACAAACTATTTCTTTGAAATGCATACTGTTACAAAAATTTTTGAGTGGTTTTGGAACGACTTAGATTTTTTAAGCAAGGTAAAACCACCTTTTGAATTAAAAGGGACTATTAAATATTTTTTAACCAAAGATGGCAGGGAATATTTAACCAAAAAACACAAGGAATTTTATTACAAACCCCCAGAGAAGGATAAATTTGTTGACATGGAGGTTAAAGCTGGAGAAGATATACTGGAGAAAAAAAAGAAAACATTAAGAGATTTTTTAAATGAGTAAAACAAAAAGTGCAAGCGGTTCTAGAGAGTATACGGAAGCTTTCTTTAAGTCCAATAAGGAATATCACTATAACCTAGAAGAAGGGGCAGAGCCGTATTTAGTCTCAAGCGGGTCAATGATTTTAGACTCTGTTCTTGGTGGAGGGTTCGGCTCAGGGTTGCATAGATTTATCGGAGCTAACGAGGGAGGCAAAACAAATGAAGCTCTCCATGTAATGCATAACATGCTCAAGACAGTTAAAAATTCTAAGGGTCTTTTTGTTATGGCAGAAGGGAGGCTCAGTGAAGATATAAAATTAAGAGCGGGAATTAAATTTGTATCAGACCCAGCAGAATGGGTCGCTGGAACTTGCTTAGTTTTTGAGTGTCACGTTATGGACACTATGGTTGATTATTTGCGTGGACTTTTACGCAATAACCCAGACAAAGAAAAGTTTTGTATTATTGTGGATAGCATGGATGGCTTAATTACAAAAGAAGATTTAGAAAAAGGTTCTTCTGATGCTAGAAAAGTAGCTGGAGGAGCTTTAATGACTTCCGATTTCCTTAAGCGCATAAGCTTAGGCATGAGCAAGTTTGGGCATATGTGCATTATGATTTCTCAGGTAAGAAGCAGTATAAATGTAAACCCATATGCAAAGCAAGACCCCAACAATCAAACAAACAGCAGTGGGGGTAATGCTATTCTACACTATCCAGATTGGATTTTAGAATTTAAGAAACAAAACAAGGGGGATAAGATTCTTGAAAAACCAAATGAACAGATAACCCCTGAAAATAAAATATATGGTCACAATGCCAAGGTTCTTATTCTCAAATCAACAAACGAGTCTACAGGACAAACTGTTAGCTATCCAATTAAACATGGGCGCATGGGGGGTAAATCAATTTGGATAGAGAGAGAAGTGATTGACATGCTCTTAATGTGGGGTTATTTAGAAAAGGCGGGAGCTTGGATTAAGCTTGATGATGAAATTAAAGGCTATCTTAAAGAAAATAAAATTGAAGCTAAAGACTCTTATCAAGGAAGTCAGGCGGTGTATGATTTCTTGGAGAGCAACGAAAAAGCAACTTTAGCTCTCGTAAATTTTGTTAAAGATAAAATTTTAAGTAAATGACTTTTTTATGCACGAACGGGAGAGAAAGAAAAATCAAAAATGTTAGCAAATATCTAATTGATTGGGAATCTGATTGTAAAAGCGGTATACAAAAAAACGTAAAAAATCAGTTAAAAGATTATTGGTTTGCCGATGTGGTTTTCGAAGAATTTCCTGTCGCTGGGACAAGGCTCTCTTTAGACTTTTATAACTCTACTCAAAAAATAGCAGTGGAGGTTGACGGCAACCAACACTATAGATACAATAAATTTTTTCACTCCAACTCTAGGCAGAATTTTCTCCACCAGCTTAAAAGAGATGAGAAGAAAGAATATTTTTGCGATATTAACCAAATAAAATTAATTAGAGTATTGGAATCAGATGTATTGGATTCGGAAAAATATCCGAAAAGTCTGATAAAACTTTTAAAATGAAATTGCAAGACGACGACCAGCAAGGATTACCTCAAACCTTGCTCGATAAAATTTACGATTCGACAGGCTCCGCAAATGGGGGTAATAGAGGATTCCTGTTACTTTATGTTGACAAAAACGGGTGTCCGAGTATGACTACCAAAACCGAAAACCCCTGTGTAGAGATGGCTTTAAGTAAGCTGATCGAAATGGCGATGAATAAAAAAGATAGCGAGTTAGGTCTATGATATTTTCCTACGATCTAGAAAAGAAAGTTCTCAGCGGCCTCCTGCAACACCAGCACAAATGGGAGGAGGTATCAAGCTTTTTAAATGAGAGTGATTTTTACTCTGAAGACTCAAAGGTTAATGTTTCAATATTTAAATTATTAAAAAACGCCCTCAATAATGCGGAAGATATTGATGAGACAATTCTGGTTCAAAGAATTCAACAACTAAAGGCCAGTTTCCCCGATAGTATTGATATAGGTGAGTATATTTATTCTTTAGCTTTCTATAAAATAACAGAAAAAATTCTTATATCTTCTGTCAGAGAGCTTAAAAAATATACCGCCCGTAGGGAGATATATAGTAGTTGCAAGAAGGTAGCCTCCTTCGTCAAAAGCGCCGACCCTAATTTGAAATATGGGGAGCTTATAGAGCAATCAGATCAACTCTATAACAAAAACATAAAAGATTTTGAGATGACGGAAGCTGGACCCGTCAATCTTTTTGAGATGATGGAGGAGGTTGTCGAGGAGAGAGGTAACAATCCAGTGGATGATTTCGGTATGCTTGGCCCTCACCCTAGAATGAATGAAATGTATGGCTCATTACTTCTAGCTGGCAACATATCAGTGATTGTGGCTCGCTCAGGAGTGGGTAAAACCAACTTTTGTATGGACTTCACCACAAAAGCGTCTGCCGAGCATGGTGTCCCCGTCCTTCACTTTGACAACGGAGAAATGAGCGAGGAGGAACTTATCTTCAGGCAATGTTCTGCGATGACAGGCATCCCTGTGTGGCTTTTACAGACAGGTAAATGGAGAACAACGGCATACAAAGACTGGTCAGTGGAAGAGGTTGTAGAAAAAGTTAGGTCAGCTTGGTCAAAAATAAAAAACATGGAATTTTATTATGAGAACGTGGCTGGCCTATCTCCTGATGAAATGTGTTCTTTACTTAAAAGATTTTATTTTTCCAAGATAGGAAGAGGGAACCCACTTATCTTCAGCTTTGATTATATCAAGAGCGATTTTGGAAGCATCGGCAAGGTTGATGGATGGCAACAAGTTTCTTACTTAGTTCATAAGTTTAAGCAAACCATTCACCGTGACTTAGCCTTTGACGGTAAACCTTGCGTGTCAATGATTACCTCAGTTCAGTCCAACAGACTTGGGATAACCAATAATAGAAACGCTGGCTCAATTGTGGACGACGAAAGCGTTGTGTCCCTCTCTGATGGCATCACACAATTCTGTTCACACTTATTTCTTCTTAGAAGAAAGGTAGCAGACGAAATCCACGAAGAAGGGGCTAACTTTGGGACGCACAAACTAATTAACCTAAAAGCGAGGCACTTGGGTAAAAGCGCACTCAGGGCAATTCACCCAGTGGAAATGCCAGATGGCACAAAGAAACAGAATTTTATTAATTTAAATATAGAAAATTTTAGGATTACTGAGCGGGGAGATTTGCAAGATGTAGTAGACGCTTTTAATTCAGAGGGTATTGAGGTTAATACTAATGACTCTGAAGAAATACCAATTAACCTTAGGGCATAATGGACTATAAAGAGGTGTTAGAAAACCTTGGGTATCGCCTCAAGGATCACGGATCATATTGGAGGACAAATGCAGTATACAGGTCTGGCGACAACTCTACAGCACTGCAAATATATAAGGATACTGGAGTATGGAAAGACTATGTGGAAGATTCTCAGTTTATGCCCTTTGAAGCGTTGCTCCAGAAAACCTTAAACACAAATGATCCCAACGCAGTAAAGCATTATTTAAAGGACAAGGGTGTAAATATAGGAGCAAGAATAAAACAAAAACACTTATTGAGAGAAGAAAAAACATACCCTGCGAAAGTTTTAAGTAAGCTGTTGCCACATCACGATTTTTACTTAAAAAAGGGAATCAGCAAGGAAACCCTTGAAGATTTTCAGTGTGGCTTAGCTATGTCGGGCAAACTATATCAACGAGTAATCTTTCCCATCTTTAGGAAGGATGGTCGCATTCATGGCTTTTCGGGCAGAAAGGTTACAGACGATGATAGGCCCAAGTGGTTACACATGGGGAAGTCCTCTGGTTGGCTTTTTCCTTATTATAATATAAAGAAGGTCCAAGAAGCTATCACAGAGAAAGAGTCTGTGCATATTGTCGAGTCAGTGGGTGATTGCCTGTCTCTCTATGACAATGGAGTAAAAAATGTTTTAGTTTCTTTTGGATTGAACATATCCCCTACATTTATTTCAAGGCTCTCTTCACTCCCGCTAAAAAAGGTTTTTGTATCGTTTAATAACGATCAATCGTCGTCGGTCAATCGAGGCTTTGAGGGCGCAATTAAATCTATTTTTAAATTGGTTGAGTCTATTGACTTTGACAAGGTTTACTTTGTTCCTCCACAGAAAAACGACTTTGGGGAAATGAGCAAAGAAGAAATAGAAAAACACTCCGATTACTGCTATAATCTACAACACCAAGATTCCATGAAGCAGGTAATCAAGATTGCCAAAGGAATGGATAGCAGGGGTGTAAACAAGAATTTCTCTTCATCGCTTAAAAAGCTAATAAAGAAGAACAATTTCCATTATGGGAGCTTCTGAAAATAAACCGCTATCAGCATCGCGAATAAAGACGCTTCAAATGTGTTCTTGGCAGTATTGGTGCAAATACCACTTAAAGCTTCCAGATAATT